AGAGGTTCATCGCCTTTGACAGGTCGATGAGCGTGGCGCGCATGAATTGATATGCTCCGGCAGCACTGGAGCCGAAATTCTTCGACCATGCTTTCTGAGCGTCGATGATGCTGCCCAGCGTCATAGTGGAGAGCACTTTCGGTAGCTTGCTCTCCTTGTGGGCGTAAACGGTATTGTAGGCGCTGCGATCCGCTCTGCCCGTCTCGGTTTCCCGAATGAAGGCAAGCAAAAGCGCCGCGCCAGTCGGCACGGGGTCCATTTCTTCTTCCTTTGGTTGAAAGTGCTATGTTAAGGTTGTGCCGCTCAGCCTTTGTGGGGAGCGTACAGGCCCGGTCGTTTTGAGCCCAACTAGGCGGCCGGGTCTGTTCTGGGTTGAAGTGGGCGGCTATCGGTGCGAAAACTTCTGTTATTCTGGCGGGGCCAATCGATGCTCGAAAAGCATTTCGTTAAGGATTACAACGACCACGCCGCCGCGCTGCGCGAGAAGCATGGCGACGGGTATCTATCCAAGCAGGTTATGGGCCATCTGATCGGCGGCGAGTTCGACGCCATCGGACAGGTTCAAGCCGATCTTTTGCGCATGCACGGCCTCAAGGACGGTATGACCTTGGCCGACATAGCATGCGGATCGGGCCGTACGGCACATGCCCTTGGACGGAACTTCCAGCTAGATGACTATTTCGGCATAGACATCGTTCCCGATCTTCTGGATTTCGCCCGTTCCGTCAGTCCTTCCGATTACCGTTTCGAGCTCGTCGATGGTCTCGCCGTGCCAACCGCTGATGATACGTTTGACATGGCGTGCGCGTTCAGCCTTTTCACCCACCTCCTGCACGAGGAGACCTATATCTATCTCGAAGATATCCACCGGGTGCTGAAGCCGGGTGGCAAGCTGGTATTTTCCTTCCTCGAATTCGCGATGCCGCACCACTGGAATGTGTTCTCGGCAACGAAACGGCAGGTCGAAAAGGGAACGCGTACGCAACTTAATGTCCTGCTGGAACGCAACGCGATCGCGGCGATGGCCGCCCACCTGAATTTCGAGGTCCTTGGTTTTCAGGATGGCAGCAAAGGGGCTTATATCCCGCTTAGCCGACCGATCGATTACGATAATGGGCGGCATGCGGAGACAGTAGCCGACATGGGGCAATCGGTCTGTGTACTTCGGAAGCCGCACTGACTACTCCGTCGCATACCCTTGGCCGAAGCAGGTGATCAAGAACGGCAATGTTTGTGCGCTCAGGCTGGCCCCATCCGTTCGGGCGATGACAAAGCGAGCGGAACTGGCGGTTGAAGCAGCGTTCGTAGGGTCGTAGCCTATGACAAAAACGCGATTGCCCGTCGTCAAGTAAGAGCCGTCGAGTTGCGATGACGCCGAGGCGGGCGCAGAGGCAAAACCAGCGGATGAGATGTCAAGATCGTATGTTTCACTCGTTGCCCCTCCCGCGAGTGCAACCCCCTTCCTCTGCTTATAAATTTTGTCGATCAGGACGCCGGAGCGACTCGGATTGTTGATCTTCGTGGTGACGCCAGAGTATGCGTTACCAGAAGTATGGATATCGCTGTTAGTCGCGCCGTTATAGTCGATGCCATAGGCAAGATACTCGAAGGCGTTCGCAGAAATAGTAATGTTTGTCGCGGTGAACGATCCGGTGAACTGGATACCGGTTGCGGTCGCGCTGCCACTCTGCACGCTGCCGATAGTGTTATTCCCGATAGACAGCACCCGGATCGCTCCGTTCGCAACGGTATTTTCTATCTTGATCCCAATGGTCGAGCCTTTGGCCTTGATTGTGTTCCCGCTTATCGTTCCGCGCTCAAGAATGCCGCCACTGACGGCCTTGAGGTGAACACTGGCAACAGCACCGTCGATCAGCGGGTTCCCTGTGATGGCGAAGTCGAAATCAGCGTTGCTCTGGATGCCATCACTGAAATCACTGATCAGATTACCGACAATGATCGATCCAAGTGTTGCGCTCATGCGGATGGCGATGTTGCCAGCGACCATCCAGTTTCCGAAGACGGAAAGTCCTTCGACCCTGCCGCCCGTCGAAATGGCTCGGTCAGATATCCAGACGGGATACGCCAGTTTCAGGAAATTGTTCTGTTTGATCCCGACGTTCATTACCGCCGTGCTCAGGTCAGTGCCGAGGTCTGTGTATACCCCATAACCGCCTATGCCCGTAGTTGGCGCACCGCCCGATCCTTTGCCGAGAAACCAGTTGTTGCAGATATCGGCTACCCAGATGCCTTGAAGGCTAATGCATTTGGCTGTTGTCGTCGTCGCGGAAGAATTGAAAAGACGGCAATTGTTGACCTGAGGGCCGATCTTGCCGGCTGCATCCCATGTCTGGTGGATTTGGAGGCCAATTCCGTCGCCAGTTTGCTCGACGGTGACATTGCGCATGTTCTGCGTGACGACATTGCCGCTGCCATCCGTCACAGAGGAAGGCCATGCGAAAAGGGCTGATGCGTTGCCGTAGAAGCGTGCCTGAGTGAAGCCTGGGCCGTTGAACACGATATTCTTCGCCGGCCACGTCACACCAGAGACGATCTGGTAGCCACCTGGACTTACGGTCAGGAGCCCGGTGACAGCCGCTGCAGCATTGATCGCGGCCGAATAATCCCCGGCATCAGCGGTCTCGTAGAACCAATTGATATCGGCCCCCGTGAGTGCCCAGCCGCCTTGCCGAACCCACGCGCCGCTGGCGCCGGTGGCATCGCTCGACGGAGCGACGTAGAGCCCCTGCCGCGTATCCGCCGCGACTTCGGTAGAAAGATCGGCACTGTTCCACTTAAACCAGCCTTCGCGGCTCGGCTCGTTCATCAAGACGGACGCGTAGAGCCCAGCCGCAAGTGCCGCCAGCGCCACGCGCGAAGCAACAAAACGATTGTTATTGTAAGCCTTCACGCTCTGCTGCGTCGGCAACTTCTCGTCGCTGTCCGACGCCATGTCGTCTTCGTCGAGGACAAAGCCGAAGGTGGAGGCGTCGTCATCCGCTTTGTGGACGATGGATGCTGGATCGATAGACGCCGCGCTGGCTGCAGCAGCGGCCGCGCTGTCTGATGCGTTAGTGGCGCTTGAGGCGGCGGCATCTGCGCTATCAGAAGCATTCCCTTCGGATGTGGCCGCTGCGGCCGCGCTGTCTTGCGCATCCTTCACCGCCTGATCGATATCGGCGGTTTTGTCCTCGATATCGTCAATCCTCTGATCATGGTCCTGCGCGACCATCGCCAGCCGGTCGAATTGCTGCTCGACGGCTTCGGCCGGCGTCCTCTGCCCATCAGCGAGATTTACGATCTGCTTCGCTTCCGTGGCGCGGCGCAGGATGATCGTTTCACCGACCGCCGGCACATAGAGCGTGGTGACCGATCCGCCGTTTGCATCGCCAGCGCCCGCCACGGTGTAATCCGTGTCGAGAACCTTGACCGTATCGACGCCGGCAACCCGGCTGATAACGACGATCTCATCCTGGTCCAGAAAGCGAACCGGATAGGAGAACACGGTTGTCGAGCCGTCTCCGTTGTAGGCAAAGACAAGCTGTTCCGGGACGGATATCGTCATCGGCTAATGCTCCATATGGAAAAAGCCCGCGCGAGGCAGGGCTTTCATTGTCGTTAAAGTTGTGATTGTCTCAGCGCCGCCAATCTTGGCTAAGCGGGGAGATTTCTATGAAAACTGTACTGTTTGCGTTGGCGCTATCGTTCGCAGCGTCACTGGTCAGCGTTACCGTTGCGTCCGCTGGTAACTGCGATCATTCGTGGCAATCCGCGAGTGACGGTTCGGCTTGCGGCGGCCGGGCGGCTGATCAGCGCAAGGGCGGCAAGTAATCTAAAGGCGTGGGCTACTCGCAGACGGTCGGGTTGCTCACGCCATCCCAATCGGTCGAACAGTTGCCGGCTGAATGCAGGCCGAAGCCGGCGAGGAGAATGACGACGCCAGCAACGTAGAGCGTCCATCGAACGGCGTCGGGATAGGGAAACAGCCGATCGAAGCTGGAATTGACCATCCGGCTCGATGACCATGCCCACCAACAGCCGGCGAAAACGACAAGCCCGATGATCGCGAACCACGTCATTGCGTGACGAGCTCCCGCTTTGCAGCCGGGAGGGCCAGATATTCTACAATGGATCTGATGCCGGGGAGAGTAGCGAAAGGAGCAAGACGACGCATCGCGTTCACGTCGCTCTCCTTGATCTGCCCGTTTGTCGCTGCCTGCGTGATCTTCACCAGCGTATCAATGAAATCTCCGGTCGGGCCTGTCAATGCCGCAGCCGTCGATCGCGTCATGTATCGAGAAGCCTTACCGCCCTGATTTGCGCTGGGGAACAGGCTTTCCAGCGCCCCATAGGCTCCGATGCCCAGAGCCTTTTCGACCGTGTTGTTGGCCTCGAAGGCCACGGCAAACATGCCGGAGCGGTCCAGACCTTCCGCGATCCAATGGCCTGGATTGTCCGAGAGTTTATCGACGCGGTTCGACTCCACCGCCTTCAGATAGTAGATCAGCATCCCGATTGCCGTAGCCGTCAGGGTGCCAGACACGACGCCGGCCGGCGACTCCTGCATGCCCCGGATGAACGCCCGCTGATGGGAGGCGAGCGCAAAGCTCTTGAACTGGAGAACCGCGCGGCCCACGGGCGTATGTGAAAACAGCGGCGTATCGCCTACGCCCTTTGTGACAATGTTGCTGTCCACGTCCTTGTTGATCGCAGCGCGATAGGTCCGGCGCGCAAGATCGTCCGTCCATTCGTCCGTATTCGCGACCCGTACCCCGTCGATCGTCTCGCCGTGAGCATCGAACTCCTTCGCGATCCGGGCAGCCATGTCCTCGTCTATGCCGAGGAAGGCCAGATAGGCCTTTTCGCGCGGCTTTGCATTGGCGAAGTCAACCGAGCCACGAAGCACCCTCGCCTGCGTCAGCACCGAGGCGAACGACTTCTGGAAATCGTTCCAGTATCCCATGCCGTTCAGTTTGGAGAAGCCGCGTGCCGTGTTCTCAAGAAAACGTTCGAACGGAGACCTGTGCCCATAGGGATCGGTGATTTCCGCCCACGTCGCCATGCGGGTGTTCAGGATGCGCTCGGCAATCGCCCCGGCCTGCTTGGCCTCCGCGACTGACATCTTGACCGCTTTCAGGTTGCGCATCAGAGGCACAATGCCGTCATGCATCACGTTCGTCATGCCGTGAACCATGATGTGGCGCGCAACGTCCGTAGCGGATGACAGCACGACGCCGCCCATCGCGCGCAGATAGTTCAGCGTGTTGAAGACAGCGGCGGCGCGGGCGAAATTCGTATTGTTCTCACCGACCTTGTAGGAGCCGCGCAACATGTCGCGGACGGCCTTCAAATCCCGGATATCGCTATCTTCAGCCGATTTGATCCGCTGAAGCTGGCGCTCCTTTCCCTTGGTGTCCATCGTCTTGTCCGCGCCCACCTGGTCACGCAGCTTCTGGTAATCGTCCCGAACGGCCTTCAATTGCTCGTCCATTTTCGGAGAGCCGAACTTGGTCTTGAGTTCCACATCGGCGGCCATGGTCCGCGTGTAGCGATGCCCTACAGCCTCCACATCGCTTTCTAGGAAGTCTTCGATCATGTGATCCGGGATGTTGAAGGTTCTCTCCTTCAGCGGCCCGCGCTTGTCGGGAACGATATCCCTCGGAATGTCGCCGTCCGCATTCCGGCCGGTGATCGTGTTGAAAATCTCGCTGGCGATGCCTTTGACGTAGTCCTGACGATCGGCCTCGGAGGTGAAAGCAGGCACAGCATTCTCAGCCTTTTTGCCCGCCGCTTCTGCCTTTGCCGTCGCGGCTTCAACCTTCTGAAGTTCTCCGTCCAGCCAACGGCTAACGATGGATTTGAACGCACCCTCGTTCGCCTCGATCTTCGCCTTATTGTAGACGCGGCTAAAATAAGACGCGGCTGTCTCGACGCTGACATCCTTCGGGAGAAGCCCGGCCTCAATAGCCCGTTCCTTCAGCGGGTCGAACACCTGAGCCCGCCAGAGTTCCGCGGATTTCTGGATATGCGGATCGGCTGATTGATCCGACCGGCGCATGGCTCGTCCAACCTCATCGCGGAATGCATCGTATTTGAGCGCGCCGCCGGATTTCCGATAGTCCCGATAGATATCCTGCATGCCCGAGGTGGCAACGGAAAGACGGCCCTGCGTATATTCCTTCATCAAGGTTTCGACCGCAGGTGCCGAGGCCTCGCCTTCGAAGTTCTTCTTCAGATAGATGGGGTTTTCCATCAACTGAGTGCCGACATCGCGAGCGGCAACGGACGGGCTGGAAAGCACCCTGAGAAGCGGGTTGAGCGGTGCCGTGCTATCCGCAACCCCTTTCGCCGCCCTGCCCGCTACCGTCAGTCCCTCAAGCGTTGCCTTTGGAGAAGCAGCCGCGCCGGCCGATGCCATCGTCGCCATGACAGCGTCTTCGTTCGCCGGTAGTGGATCAGGCGCGCGAAGATTGATATCCTTCTCAATGGCCTTCGCCATGGAAACGAGAGGATCGCGGCCCAATGCAGCCCCGAGGCCAGCCCCGAGGATGCCGCCGAGTATTGCCCCGCCCCCGATGGCGAACGCGCTCTCCGTGCCCGTTCTAAGCTGCTGCGAGGCCTGCAAACCGAGTTCCGAAGTTCCGGCCGCCAATGCTCCTACTGTTGCGAAACTCTTGGCAAACCGTCCCGCCGTCTCGGCCGTCCTTACTCCACGATATGCTTCGCCGCCGAACGGAACGAGATTGACGGGATCGAATAGCCCTGCCCCGAGTTCGGCCAATGTGCCGGTCCAGCCCGACGCTTGAAGCGTATTCCGGTCTTCCTCTTCCCGATCAATCTGCCTCATAAGGGCCGATTGCTGATCCTTGTTGAAGGCGAGTTTCGCAAACTTGTCGATGTACGGTTCGTACTTCGTGCCGACGACGCCCTGAGTGAAGTCGAAGGTCGGATCAGGTGTGCTTTCGACGCCCATCATCTGGTTAGACAGCATCGAGCCGATCGTGTTCTCCTGCCGGAACGCAGCGCCCAACGTCGCGTCGAGACCGGGAGACTGATCCGGCTGCGGCTCCGGCGGCTGGGTAAGATCGTTCAGCGCCGGAACGAAATGATCGTTTTGAACGGGACTGAGCATCAGAATGGCGGCGGGTTGGCTATGGTTTCAGACATGCCCTTGAGGAATTCCTGTCCGAGTTTACCGTTATCCTGGTTCATCTGCGCGCCGCCAGCATCCATCTTCTGGCGTTCGCGTGCGGCTTCGGCGGCTCGGGCCTTCATCCAATCGGGGCCTACAGTCGTGTTCAAGGCCTTGTCGGAGGCAGCCTGCTCATCGATAACCTGCTGGTGAACGGCTTTCGCGGCATCGAGGCGCTTCTTGCTATCTGCCTTCATGAGAGAATTGATCTCGTCAGGTGACACAGAGAACAACTGGCCAGGAACCGCATCCCACACCCCGTCCTCGCGCTGGAACATGAGCCTGTAGCGCGGCGGCTGTCCGAGCCGGATATCGTCGGCGGTTTCCTTCGTCGGGACGAGATTGACGTTCAACGCCGTCGCATCGACCGACTTCGCATCCTTCAGCGCGGCATCGCGGATATAATCCTGTGATCCGGCGATCGGTGGGTAATAGTGCTCAGGCGGGAACTTGGTCACGACGCCCGATCCTGACACGTTCGAAACGCCGTAGAGCTTCGTCATGTCCTGCAACGCCATCTTCTTCGCCAGATCGGCATCGCCACCGGTTTGCAGGAACTTCTCTTCCGCGATCTTGGAATAGTCCGTCATCACGGCGGCTTGCTGATCCGGCGTCAGGCCGGCAGAGGGCGAGGAGAATGGCAGGATGGACGTATCGAGCGCCGAAGTCACATCGGAGACGGAAAGCGTCTTGAGGAAGTCCTGTGCCGGTTTCTTCAGCCGTTCGCGCTGGTCCAACGCCTCCGGCGAATGCAGATTGAGCCAGCGCGTGCCGGCTTCCTGCGAACTCATTCCCCGGCCATAGACGTATTCGTTGTAGGCAAGGGCGGCGTCTTTCACATCCTTGCCGTTTGCGGCGGCTTCAACGCCGGTTGGCGCGACCTGATAAATCTTGGCCGCCTCCTGCATACCCTTCGCCACATCGGCCGCGTTGGTGGAGTTCAAGCCCTGCCGGACATCCGCCACAACAGCCTTCGGGACGTTCCCGGTCGTCTTGATCCAGTTCTCTGCAACCGCGTTCGCCTGTTCATCGGGAACGGTCTTCATAACCTGTTCGAAGGCCTTTTCGTTCAGGGCCGACTCCTTTGCGTCGAACGGATTGATCTTCGCTGCGTCAGACTGCTGCGACCATGCAGAGATGTAGGCCGATACGTCCGCATTCTCCTTCAACTTGGTATCGAGCGCGGAAAGCAACGTCGCCTTGTCGCTGTCTTTCAAGCCGGTATCGCTCAGGATGGTCTCACGGCTGGCAACCTGCCCGGTTTCAATGCCAAGCTGGATCGACCCCTTGTGGTCCTCATAGGTCGTTTTCTGCTGGGCCTGTATGGCGGCAATGCCCTTGTCCCGCTCCGCATTGATCCGGTCGTAAATCTTCAGCCGGTCGGACAGGGAGAGCGGCGCATAGGCCGGATCGACAGGCTCATGCGACGTTGCCGAACCCATCTTCTTCGCCGCCCACGCCGCAACCTGAGATGCGCTCATCCCCTTCAGGAACGGATTGGCGTTCACCACGTCCTGCCCGACGATGCTGGCGATGGGTGTAGACGGATCGGCTTTCAGGACTTGTGTCGCCCCGCGCGGCCCGAGGAAATGGGCGAGATAGATATTGGCGTCCGAGGCAGGCAAGCCCTCATTCTGGAGGAAATCGGCGTTTTCCTTCGCATAGTCTGCCGTCATCTCACGCGCGATAGCCGGGTTGGATTTCATCGCCAGGATTTCGCTCGGCTTGCGGTTCGCCAGATCGGGACGATACTTCTTGACCATCGCCAGCCATGTGGAGTCCAGGAACTGGCCTACGCCCGACGCCGACGAATTCGGGTTCTTGGCATTGGGATTGCCGCCGCTTTCGGTGCCGATGATCTTGTCAACGAGGTTTTCAGCCCCGGAAATGCCGAGCCTATCCGCCGCTCCTTGTGCGGAGGAGGGATTGTTCAGCGCATCCCGCGACTCTCGCTCACCCTTCGTGGTGGCAAGCGTTTTTGCCCACGCCTCCTTCAGCGTCTTCTTGTCGGTCGGGGGAAGGCCGGACGCATCGATTGTCCGGTTGCCTTCATCGATCGCGGCCTTGAGTTGAGTAGGATCGTTGAAGACCTGATTTTGAAGCCGGTCCTGCGTCTTCGTGATGCCGTCCTTGTACCACGTATTGCGCTGATCGACTTCGGCCGCCGCCGCCTTGTTGACCCACTGTTCCCGGTTGGTCTTGAGCAGTTCGCCGAATTTCGGCTTCAGGGCGTCCGGGACGGTCTTCAGGAACGCCTCGGACGCCGCGTTGAAATCCGTCGATACCTGTTCCGTCAGGCCCTGCCCCGAAGGATCGATATCCTGCTGCCGCTTCGCCATCTGGAGCGACATGTCGTCCTTGAACCGTTCGAACCCCTGATTGGCGCGGAAATCCTCAACGGCCATTTTCTGGCGTTCGTTCGCCAGATCGATCGCGGCAAAGGTGTTACCCATGCTCTCGACCGCGCCGCCGAGAGACTGAAGGCCACGGCCTATGCTGTCATCGACCTGCGTCGAGGGCACGCCGCCGATATCGAACGTCCGGCGCGCAACAATGGGATTGATCGTGACCATCAGAAATTCGCGTAGGGGTTACGGATCATGGTTTTCTGGGCATTCTGCTGGATCTGATTGTTGATCCCGCCGATCATTGCGCCTGCCGCGCTGAAATAGCCGCCCATCTGGGCGCTTGATGCATTGGAGCGCGCGAGATTGGCCGAGAAACGGGCATTATCAGCCCTGATCTTCGCTCCGTACTTGATCGACTGCTCATCAAGGCTGGCCTGTGTCGTGCTGCTCTGGATGACATCGGCCGGAGAACCTTCAAGGGCAATGCCGCTTTGAAGGTACTGCCCGCGCATATCGGCTATCTGCTGATCGTTCGCCGTCTTCTGGCGGCTGGCCTCGTATGCTCCCTGCTGCTCCTCAAGGGCAGCCTGACGGTCCTGATACTTGGCCTGCGCTTTGTATGAAGCAGATTGCGCGGACGCGCTGGCAAGCGCGCCAACGGCCGATACAGCACCCCCGATGAGAGCCAGACACATGATTACGGCTCCGCTTCTAGCTGGTAGACGAAGGAGCGGATCAGGCAGGGGAACGGTTCGTCGGTCTGCATGTCCACCTGTCCCTGGCTCTCGACCCATGAACCTTCGATATCGCAGCGAATGAACCCGGTCTGAAGCGCGATCGGCTCGCCGAACATCTCGTCACCACGCTTCATCAATTGTTCGCAGAGAACCGGAGAAAAATCGGAGTCATTGGAATACGGCCCGACCTCCAAAGCACCGGACGCATAGACATCGACAAAGCCGCTGGTTACGTTCTTGCGCCGGCCGAACAAGGTTCCGTCCTGTCCCGGTCCCGCAATGGGAAGCGTCACGGCCCGACTAGTATAGGGGAGCCCAATAGCGATGTTAGCGGCAGCATAAGGCAGCGTGACGGACCCGCTCGACACGGTAAGGCCGGTCACCGCGCCGCCATTGGCTAGGGCAACAACCGTTTCTCCCTCCAGATGGTCGAGCCCGGTCAGCGTGGTGATGGCCGGCCCTGAGTACTTCAGGCCGCAATCGACAAAAAACGCATCATCGAGCGTATCGAGCGCCGGATCAAAGGCTCGTTCCAGAACCTCCAGATAGCGCTTTGTCGCCCCGTTGATCGTGCGCCTGACGACGAGGTAGACATCGTCGTACCCCTCGGTGACCCCCGGAATGACGGCTACGTTCTCGACAATACCGCCAACATCATGACGGGCAAAGCCGACAACCTTCTGTTCCCGGTCATAGGTAACAGCAACGAGCGAGCCGTCCGCGATAACCACGTAGATGACGGACTCCGGGTTCTCGGACCATGCCCAGTCAACTATACCGGGTTTGAACAGGTGCTCGGCTATGACCGTGAGGCGCGGCGCGACATAGCGGTTCTGATCGCCAAGGAGCAATTCCCGGATGTCCGTGCCGCCCTTCCCCACGAACAGCGCCGTCGAACCAACGGACAGGGGTTTCAGGAAATGCGCCCCGGAAGTCGGCCCCTTCTGCTGCGTCAGATTGACGGCCGAAAATGCCTTGGTGATGTCCGCCGGTCCAAGCGACCTGATCTGGCCCGCCGAACCGAGGAAGAGATTGTCCTGATCCTCGGAAGCCCACAGGATTTCGTTCATGCTGGACGAGAGGACAGTGATCGCAAGGCCATCCGTGGCAACTACAGGATCGCTCACGCCGAAGTCGTCAAACGCACCCTGCTTTGAGCCGTAAATGGTCGTGGGCTTCTCGTCTGTCCTGTAATGGATCAGACGCTCCGAATAGAGATCGACGCCGCCGGGCCAGCCGCTTTCATCGGAAAACGCGCCCAACTTCCATGATGTAATCGGGCTGAGGTTTGGGAGCGCCTGGCCGTAGAGCCGTATCTTGACGATAGTGGCCGAAGTCCGCGCTGTTATGCGTGCCCATCTCCATTCGCCATCCGCGCCAAGCAGTCGAATTGCCCGGCCTACATCGCTCGTCTGAAACCCCTGGTCTTCATTTATCCCCGTGGCCGACGACGCCGTAAGATTGAACGGCGTCTGGTCCTCCGCCTTCTGATGTATGGCGAGTTCAGCTATGCGGGCTGAGTTCGTGTCGCCACTTCCCCTGAAGCTCCAGCGATAGTATTCATAGGCCGTATCGTTGTCGAAGTTGTAGAAACGCGTCTCGCTCGGCACCCATCCAGACTCTCCCGACCGAGAATCCAACGTGATGAAATTCGTGCCGTCGTGGGAGCCTTCAATTTCCCATTCCGTCGCCATGTCATTGGCAGATTCGCTGCCCTTCGTTATCCAATAGGCATCGGCAACCTTCTTCGCGCCACTTGCGAACTGATACATGATCCAGCCGGAGCCGGTGGACATGACGCTTGCATTCTGTGTTTTCTTGCGATCGAACAGTAGATAGGCGTTAGACCCACTATCGGAAGCGGTGACGGCACCGCTTGGTGCCGAATTACTCGTCATGGATGGCGTGATGTGTCCAGTATCGCTCGGGGTGAGTGTAGTTCCCGTCGAATTTACATCGAGATACGGCCCGTCCTTGAAAACTGCCTCCTCGATCGTCCAGTTCGTGTCGCCCTTCCGCGATATCTTCCGAGGTGCATAGTCCTTGTGGTCGATATAGGCCACATCGTTGAACTGCGTGCCGTTCAGTCGGGCAAGATCGGCATCGGCCCACGGATGGGCAATCTCGTACGGCGCGCCGAGAACGCCGCGTTGTGCCGCAAACCGGATATATCCGTCGTTCAGCACGTGGATATAGGCCTGATCCTCGGAGAACTTGAACGGGAAAAGCCGTGCAACAGCCGTGGAGTCGCGCAGTTCGGTAATGAAGACTGTGCCGCTCCTGCGGCGAAGGCCGCCATGCTGGAGAACATGGAAATTCCGGCAGAGCTTCAGACCTGTCCGCCACCAATCGATATCCGCCCTTGACGCGAGATACGGCGACAACTCGCCCTTATTGAACGATGTCTGGGCTGGATAAGTGGCGCTCATCGAGCGTTCACCCAGTCATTGTCCGCCGCGCGCGGAGCCGTGCCCTGTACGGCGCTGGAAAGCCACGCCCTGCGCATCGCATCGTTATAGAGGCCCTGCGCGATCGTCACGTAATTCGACTTGCCGGTGAGCCAATGCGCCATTCTCGTCGCCAGACGGGCAGAGAGCACATCAACGAAGGTTGCGGGATAGCGCGCGTAATCCTCGCATCGGAAGACATAGATGAGCTTCAGTGCGGGCGGAGCATCGGTCAACACTTTCCCGCCTTCAACGGAATGTGGGATCGGATCGCCCTCCTCCTCGCCGTCCACCGTCAGGGGAATGACGCGGATGCTATCGGCAGGCAGCGTGTAGGAATAATCCCATCCGAACGCCGGCCCATCCGTGTCGGCAGGCAGGGAGACGCGTCTCGTCGCGAAATCCCACTCCGTTTCCTCCAAAAGCGCATCCCGGGAGATATCGAAGTTGCGCTTCAGCCATCTGGCCGTAGGGCGCGCATCCTCGATAGAACCGATCGGCCCTTCCTTCAGGATATCGAGAGCGAGGTTGGCGATATCGGTCGGCGTCATGAACCGCTACCCGCATTCCGTGCCGCTTCGCGCCGCTTCTTCCGAACGAAGTAGAGCGCGGCCTGCTGCTTTGCCGTGAGCCGAACCGGCTTAGACGCCGGCTGGCCGGAGGTCTTTTTGGATGCGCTTGCCATTGGGAAGCCTCTGATCCAGCGTGTTCACCACGGCGGAACGCGCCGCGTCGGCGGCTTTCTCGTTCGCGCTCCGGCGCTGGCGATCGAACCGGAGATATTCCTGGTTCAATTCGTGCAGCGACTTTTCCTGTGCCTCTCTCATTTCAGCGCACCGAGGAGAGCGTTCACCTTGGCGGTCAGCGATGCGATGGCGTCCTTCGCTGCTTCCATATCAGCCTGCGCATAGGTCGCGCCGGCCGTGATCGCAGCAACGGTACCAGAAGCAGTGCCGCCGGAATTGTCCGTCAGTTTGGTCAGCTTGGCCGCGTCGGAGCGCGCCAAGGACTTCGGGAGCCCATGGGCCATTTCCGTTTCCTTTCGGGGAAGATTGGAGGAGAAAGGGGCGAGTTTCCCCGCCCCTCTCGTTCGTTCAGCCGTTGGTCAGCAGATACGCGATGGGGATCTGTTTGCGCTCGGCATAGACGCGATCCCAGTTCGCCGTGGTGGCGAGTTCCGTGTTGGTCGGGAACTCCCCTGTAACCGTCGTGTCGGTCCACTTGATCCCGTAGGGATGCATGATGAACTGGCGACGGGTCCACAACTCGTCAACGCCCATGCCGTTGCCGAGGCTCTCGTCCTTGTCGGTCGCGACGGCGTTGGCCGGCGGGACTTCGTTGAACGCCATGGCGTCGGCACCGAGCAGATAGCTGACGTACTTGGTGCGGTTCGTGCCGGCGACCTTCTTGCAGCCGTCATCAACGATCACGTTGTAGCCGAGATAGGTCGGGAAGTTCACCCGCCCCTCGCTGTCCGGGATGAAGTCGATGAGGTTCTGCTTCGAAAGCCGCGTGTAGACCACGGAATGCATGATGATGGTCCGAAGATCGGACATCGCATCGCCCATGGTCTGGCGCGTGTCGAGGATCGCGTCCGCTGAAACCAGTTCAGCATCGGTCGGGGTGCCGGTGGCATCCGTTCCGACATCGTGAACCATGTCGCCCGAGTCGTTCGCCACGTTGTCGAGATAGACGCCGTGGAGTTCAGCGACAAGGATCGACTGGAACTGACGCACCCAGTAATCGGACACGCGCGTACCGATAGCGCGCATCGGGTCGTCGCCAGCGAGTTCCGCCACGAGGCGGGCCGAAGACCAGCCCTGGGTGCGGACCTGCCTGACGGCAACGTCCTTGCCGGTCGTGATCTTCTGCGGCGTGGCGTCGGAAGCCGGATCGTCATTCGCGACGTTGGACTCCGTGTCCGCCAGATCCTTCCAGAACGGCACGTTGGTCGTACGACCGCCGCCGGACAGGAAACCCGACATGGACGGGTCCGAACGGAGGATGCCCGAGCGGAAGATCGCGCTCTTGGTCTTGGTCTCCTTCAGCATGTACGGAAGGAAGACCTCGGGGACGATAACGTCCGAGATGCGAGTGACAGCCATTTTTCTAACCTTTCGTCAATGGCTGGCTAAAGGCCGAACTCCGCTGGGTTCTTGCCCGCTGCGGAAATGAGGGCCTTCGCCTTCTTCGGGTCGGAACGAATGAGTTGCCCCTGCTTCGTCAGG